CGATAGTATTGGCTGCAACTGATAGGCTCGCAGTACGCATTTTCGTAACTACATCGGGGCGAAACATTACGCTGCACACTGAGGACAACAACCTTTGCCAAGTACTCACAACTTTCACCACAGGGCTAAACGCATTAAACGGCTTGACCGCGCAAGTGCAAAACTTCGCAACGGGTACAAGCGGCACGGACTTCGGCATAAGCTCGGCAAGCAGCACGCACACTTTCAATCTACCAACTGCCAGCGCAAGCAATCGAGGCGCATTAAGCACAGCGGATTGGACTACATTCAATGGCAAGTTCAACACGCCAAGCGGCACGACAGCGCAATATGTGAGAGGCGATGGAACGCTTGCGACAATGCCCAGTGGCTTTGTTCGAAATGAATACATCGCTTCGAGTGCAGCAAGTTTAGACGTACCAATTCCTGTTGGTTACTCACACCATAAGATTTTTATGGTCGATATTACAGCCGGGACGGCTAACTCGGAATTATGGCATAGAGTTGGTATTGGTAGTCCATCAGTAATTCAATCGGGTGCAGGCAATTACTCGCATTACAGAATACTTGGAGGGTCTTCTACTGCATTAGCTAACACTGGTTCTGCAAGTGACACTAAGATGGTGTTATTAGGTGCTGCAATGCCAACTGGTTCGAGCGGTCAAGCATTTAACGGGAACTATACATTGTATAACCCTGACAGCACTACCTTAAAAAAGCAAGTCAACGGAAACATAAGTACGATATTTAATAGCGGCTTATTCGTGGGCGGTACAATTCACGGTCTATACAATGCGACCGATGCAGTAACGTCTTTAAGGTTTCAGTGTAGTACTGGTAATATAAGCGGAAAAATAATAATCGAATCTTACCTATGATAGTCAACGGAAAAGAGTACCCATTTGATTCGCCAACGCACCGAATGATTGGTGCTGACAGAGTTGATTTAAAAGAACAAGAAATTGAAGAAATCGTTAAAGAATGGGCGGTTGAATACGATAAACAACAAGCAAAAATTGATAGTTCAGAAGATGCGTTAGAGTATCTAAATAATTTGTAAATTTACCAAACTAAAAACAACCCTTATGGCAGGCGTTAAAGTAACCGATTTAACCCCGTTAGGAACGGCAGACCCAACGGATATCATGTACATCGTGGATACAACTGCGAACCAATCTAAAAAGATTGAGGTGCAGAACCTATTTAGCGGTTTGCCTGATATAGGGGGTGGGGATTTTACTTCGAGTGCAACCATATCGGGCGAAAACGATTGTACCGTAACTTGCTTGCGTGCTTTGTATAGCCGTGTAAATAACATTGTTACTTGCACTTATTATTTAAGTATTACCTTAGACGTTGGAATTACAGTAGGCAGCTTCAATATTGCGCCACCTGTTGCAAGTAATTTTACAAATGCTCGCGATGCGTTTGGTGTACTTACTCCAATTACAGACCCTTATGCTAATTTAGTTAGCGCAGTTATAAATGCTGATACAGCATTCGACCAAATTAGCTTTACTATTGAACTTGCAACTTCTGGTGATACTTTAACCGCAGTTGCCAACATCCAATACATCATTCTCTAAATGCGCAGCACCTCGCTTCTCGGTCTGAACCTGATTAAGAAGTACGAGGGATTGCGGCTTAGTTCCTACCTCTGCCCTGCTGGAGTGCCAACGATAGGCTACGGCTCGACACGCTACCCGAACGGCAAAAAGGTTCTGCTGGGTGAAAAGCTCGCAAGCGAAAAGGAAGCAACGCAATTGCTACTTGCTACACTTGAGCCGTTTGAAGCGGCGGTAAATAAGCACCTACCGAATTTGAATCAATGCCAGTTCGATGCGTTGGTGGCATTTAGCTATAATGTCGGCACGGGTGCTCTGATTAAATCCACATTGCTGAAGAAAGCCAAAGTAAACGCAGCCGACCCAAGCATACTGGATGAGTTCCTGAAGTGGAACAAGGCAGGGGGCAAAGTGCTTACAGGGCTAACCAATCGCAGGCGCGAAGAAGCGAATCTGTATTTCTCACTTTGTAATTTCTGAGCCACTATTGCTCCAACGTTCGGTATGCTTTCGCGTAATTTAAACCATGCGAAAACGTGCTACCAAACCGAGGCGAGTTGTAGATATTGTTGTCAAGCACTGGCGTGGAACAATCGGCTCGCTGATGATTTTGGTATCCATCTTTTTACTAATCTTTAAAGTGATAACAGCCGAAACATTAACAGCCATAATTGCAGCACTAATAGCCGCAGGATACATACCAAAAGCAAAGAGCGATGCAGCAGATTCGTAGAGATACAATAAAGACCGTGCGCCATAACAAGGTGAACATCGACACCATAAGCTGGGAGGCGGCTAATGCAGATACAAGCTTTGCGCAAGCTAACCGCGAAAGCTTCGAGGCTGTCATGGCACAGCCGAAAGCAAAGCCCGAAATAGTTTTGACCGCATTCGACACTATTCAGCCCTGCGATGTATCTTTGTTAACAGCCCCAACGTACTACACCGCGAAACCTCAGCCCGTAAGAAATACCCAAGATTTGGAGATGCCTATGAATTACGATATACTTTTAAACGGAGTTGTATTTAGCTTTACGCTGTGGCTTTCTGCTAAGTATTTAATGGGTTGCGGCGCTGCATGGCGTTCGCTTATTGCCGATTTGCGAAACGTTTAAACATTTAGTATAATTTAACACTATTGCTTAAATTTGCAATCGTGTCAACGGTGTACATACTCGAAAATTCTTTAGACCTATTTTACGTTGTTACCGAATCGGACGGCACGATAGTAAGCGCTAACGAACTTTTTAAGCATTACGCAAGCCATATAAAGCCGAAAAACATAGTTGATATAGTTAGCAGCCCTGAGGATAAAGAAACGCTCATAGAAGCCGTAAAAAGGGCTAAAGACAAACAGCCCGAACCCTCGAGGGTTTACGCCCGAACGAAGCAAAAGAATTTATCTGAGCGCTTTAACGTTTGGAATATTTACACAATCATGGGCGCGGTGCATTTTATCGGCTTTCAGCTTGTTGATGTAACCAGCATAAGCGCGCATGAACACGAACGACAACGGGTACTACTTGAGGAATTTCGTTTTATGCTTTCGCATGAATTACGGCAACCGTTAACCTCGGTTAGTGGTTTGGTAAAGCTAATTAGCGGCAATAAATCAATATCCGAAAAGGAACGCGACGACCTTTTGCGAATGTTAGAGGAATCGGTTGTAAATTTGGACGAAGCCGTGCGTACATTAGTAAAAAAAGCAACGCGCCAAATATGAATGATAAGCAAATCGATAAGCGGCTCATAAAGGTTCTAAAGATTTACCTAACCGAGCGCGAAATGCCGCCAAACGTTGCAAAAGCAATACTAAACGAAAACGCGAAATGCCGTGAAAGAATCGAAAAATACATCGTTGAGTTACGTTTGGCTTGAAAGGTTGCTATTTTTAGCCGTTTTAAGCCTGTTTTTGGTGCGTTCGTGCCATCAGCAAGCCCAAACGGCATTAACAGAGCAAAAGTTCGTTAAAACGCACGTAAACGATTCGTTAACGATATACACACAGGGGCAACAAATCACAGAACTTAAAGACTTAACCGAAAAATTGCGCATCGATAAGCCAAAAGCGGCGGTCGAGGTCATTACGCGCACCGTTTTTAAGACTAAAATAGAATTAGGAGAGCCGATTTATATACGTGATAGCGTTCCCGCGCTTGTTTTGCCGCGTGAATTTCAAAAGTTTGAGCGCTGGTTCAGTATTACGGGCAAAATTAACCGCCTCGGATACCTTCAAATCGATACTTTAAGCATACCGGCTACTATTTCGGTAGGTATAGGCGATACTTTACGCGGTGTTTTCCCGTTTCGTAAGCGCGAAAGCGTGGTAAGGGTTGCAATCGATAACCCGAACATGGTAGCCGAAGGGCTGCGCAGCTATGTAATAGAGCAACCGCGCAAAAAATGGTACGAAACAACGGCAGCAAAGGTCGGTTTCGGTGCGCTTATTGGTTTCGGTATCGCACGGGCGCAAAATTAGACGCGTTAAAAATCAGCGTTTTATGAATTATTTTGCATTTATTTTTGTAAAGGTATTGCAGAATCAAAAAAAGGTTGTATGTTTGCAGTGTTAAACAATCACACACTTAAACATTCACACGATGAAAGCACAAGTAAAAACAAAATCAAACTACAAAGGTCTTAACGGTCAAATACTAACCGTAAAAGAAATTTCAGGAACTCGAGTAAGCTGCGAATATTTTTGTGAAGAATTTCAGCGCTTAATAACTATCGACTTCACATTAACTGAAATTGTAAAATTCTTTAACTAACCCCTCACGGGCGGCTAATAACCGCCCTTTCTTTTTAAACTTTTAAACCCTTATACACATGGACACAGTTACCATTTTCCGCAATTACCAAAACACAGAATTTTATTTTTACGACCATCTTAGCGGCGTTATGACAATGCTTGTTAACGACGGCTGCATGAAAGGAATTTACACGCGTTGCGATTCAGGCGCGGCAAACTTAGCGCGTAAGTTCCACCGCGAACAATTCGAAGGCGTACCAGTTGAACACCGACTATTTGAGCCGCTCGAGCGCAACGCATTCACAGAGCTGTTTATAGAGGTTATCGACGGCATTAACCGCAACCTCGTACACTCTATCCAATCTGAGAACCTTTAATTTTTAACCCTTTAATACTTTTTAAAATGGCTTTAACAGCACCCGTCGGCGGTACGTCAAACCGCCAAATCGCACCCGAAGGCTCATACCCAGCGCGCTGCTATCAAATTATCGACCTCGGCACGACCGAGCAAGGGGGAAATTTCCCCGGCAAAAAGCGAAAAGTTCAATTCCTTTTTGAACTACCAACCGAGAAAGCGGTATTCGATGAAAGCAAAGGCGAACAACCTTACTATGTTCGCAGCATCTACACGCTATCAATGAACGAAAAGGCTTTGTTACGCCGCGATATTTCAGCGTGGCTCGGTAAAAAGTTAACCGATGCTGAAGCCTCAAAGCTCGATATTTTTAAGATGCTCGGTAAAACGTGCATGGTAAATATTGCGCACGTTACCAAAGGCGATAACACGTATGCAAACATTATCAGCTTTGCGCCGCTTATGAAGGGGTACGAATGCCCCGCACCGATTAACGAGGCATTCACATACAGCCCGACCGCGCACGAACAAGAAGTATTCGCAAAGCTGCCCGACTTTTTACAGGATAAGATTAAGGAATCGGACGAATATAAGTCCATGACCTCGGCAACGTTTAAAAACGATTTTACACCTAAAACGCAGCCGCCTCAAAACTTTGAGGAACTACCCGACATCGACGATATATTCGGGCAAAAAGCGGCTAACGACTTACCTTGGGATTAAATAATTAAGGGGCGGTAAAGCACCGCCCCTCACATTAATAAAACAGAACATACATGAACACACTTGCAAAGGTACAAATACCAATCGAAAAAATATACTTAGCGATTAATTCGCCTCAAGTATTAAATGCTCAGGCAATAATAGCCCGCAACTCAGTAGGCGGAGAGGCTAACAGCGTTGTAAACGTTAGCGAATATACAGCAATGAACGTCGCTGTAAAAGACGTTAACGATGCAGTTAAGGCAATCGAAGCCGCCCGTAAAGAGGTTACCACACCGCTCGAGCATTTCAAAAAGGAACTTATTAAACTCGAAAAGGATGCCACAGCGCCGCTACTCGACTTTATCGAAGACGCTAAAAAACGCATGGTAGAATACCACGAACGGCTCGAGGCTGAACAAGAAGCCGCCGAAGCTAAGTTAAGAGCCGAAGCCGCTGCCAGCATGAAGCAAGCCGAATCGGTGGGCGATATTATGGCAGCGTTTACCGATAAGCTATACGCCACCACGGTAGAGAATAGCCAAACTAAAAACATTCGAACAACCGTAAAGGCGCGCATTGTTGGTGAGGTTGACTGGATTAAAGTTTTATCTGTTCAATTCGCACATAACAACCTAAACCCTGAGGATTTAATACAGGGGCTACCCAAAGCGATGAAGGATTTAGGAGTTGATAGCATTGCAGGCATTGAACTTTACGAACACAAAACGCAAGTAATCCGATGAAAATAGACGATAACACCGCAATAGTCGAAGATAGCTTCGGTAATGGTATAATCGTACGCCGTGGGGGTAACACCCTGCGGCTATCGATTCGGCTAGCGAACGAACAAAAAGAGCGCAAGGTGGGCGAAATAGATATGCCAACGCGAACGCTAACGGTAACACGCAAACGCGCAAAGCACTTGTTAAACAAAGGCAACGCATACGGCTTAAATCATAAGTTAATTGCAGATGCTACGCGCTTCGATACGGTGCGCATCGTTGACGATTTCGGAAGCTGGAGCGTACCGCGTGAGTACATACTCGAAAACGGCAAATTCCTTTTATTTGCAAAGCAAGGTTTCGAGCTTCAAATATTTATTTCACTTGAACAAATAGAACAATTTAAGCAATGAAAAATAAACAAACAGCGGTTGAGTGGTTAAAGCAACAAATTAATACTTTGGAAAACCATAATGTAAAAGAACTTATTTCATTATTTAATAAAGCCATAGCAATGGAAAAGGAGCAGACAATGACGTTTGCAAAGTTGTGGGAGGAAAAATTACTTGATGGTAGAATAGATAGTGTTGATGATTTATACAACGAAACATATAAGCAATGAAAAAGCAAACAGCGACAGAATATTTTTACGATATGGTAATCGGTATTTTTACCAAATATCACGAGGAAGATGTACCTACTATCGATTTCGGTAAACTAATAACCGAAGCGTTTGACACCGCCAAAGCAATTGAGCGCGAGTACATGATGCTGATGTACAACGCTGGTAAATCTGAAGGTGTAACCGAAGGCTCTAAAACAGCTAAAGAATATTTTACTGATACATTCAACCAATGACACGCGACGAATACATTAAACACCCGGCAATTAGCGCAAGCCGTATCAAACGTTTTTATACGGGCGATATAAGCTACGCTCAAAAGGCGTTAACCGAAGGCGCGGCGTTCCATTTCGATTTACTTGAGCAGCCATACGAAAGTATGCCAACGACTACCCAAAACGTTTATAACGCTATTCATGAGGTGCCGATGTTAGGCGAACTATTCGACAAGTCGCAGCATGAATACATTACCCTAAACACGATAACCGTTGGCGGCGTAACAGTAGAAGGAAAAGGAATGATGGACTTATGTTGGTTAGAGCGCGGTATTATTGCCGATGTTAAAACAACGAGCGCAAAGAATATACAGGCTTTCGCCGCCGATATGGTAGCGCATTGCAACCATGTGCAAGCGGTTTGGTATTCGATGCTTATGGGTTGGAGTCCTAAAGATTTTTACTATATCGGAGTACCGCCAAAGGTTAAAAAGTCGGGTAAGTTTAGCGACTTGTATTTATACCGGCATAACGACGCTGAAATAGCAAGCGCTACCGATTTAATCATTAACTACCTTCATAATGGAATCTAAAGGTAAGTACGGCACATACTCCTATTTACAGCTAATACGCGAAATAGATAAGCATATTAGGTGGATGCCTGAAAGCGGTATAGGCTACCAAAAGAAACTACTAAAGTGCGCTGAGTTTTGGTGGCTGCATAAGGGCGCAATACCAGCCGCATCAATAGCAATACTTTTAAACGTTGAACGAACTGACTTAATAAAACTTATCAATGGACAAATCCAAGAAAGAGGCGCTTACATACGCTAACGACCTCGGCGACTTAACCGAGTTTATCGGACACACTTATAAAAACGTAGCCTCTTACGTTCTATCGTGCGGCTTCGAATACCTCGAATGCAATTTTAAGTATCGAAAGGTATTTAACGACCATGAAAAGAATCGAAGCATATTAATTGACCTTTACGACGAAACAACCGAACTAAAGGGGCGGGTTGAATACATGATAGTTTGTAATAATATTTACAAGCGATGACACATGGAAGTTTATTTAGCGGAATTGGTGGCTTTGATTTAGCCGCTGAGTGGATGGGTTGGAAAAACATATTCCATTGTGAGTGGAATCCATTCGGACAAAAGGTTTTAAAATATCACTTTCCAAATTCAATTAGTTATGAAGACATTACCAAAACAGATTTCACTATTCACCGAGGACGAATTGACATTCTTACAGGAGGATTCCCCTGCCAGCCATACTCAATGGCCGGAAAGCGACTTGGAAAAGAAGATGAGCGACACCTCTGGCCGGAGATGCTTAGAGCGATTCGAGAAATTCAGCCGCGTTGGGTCGTGGGCGAAAACGTTTTCGGGCTTGTTAATTGGTCAGGAGGGATGGTATTCCACGAGGTGCAGGCTGATTTGGAAGCTGAAGGGTACGAAGTACAACCGTATGTACTTCCAGCTGTATCCGTCAACGCACCACACAGAAGGGATAGAGTTTGGTTTGTTGCCTACTCCAACGGCAATGGTAGGGGATACTTACGGGGACAAAAGCAAAAATGCACATTTGAGACACACTCCAAATATTGCAACACTTGCGATGTGGGGAATACTACCGACGCCAACAGCATTCGATTGGAACAGTGCGAGGAACGAACAAAAATGGGAGGAGGACAAAAAGAAATGGGCAGACAAAGGAGTGAATCTTCAAATGCCATTGAAACAGATGGCAAGGTTCGAAATGCTACCGACACCAAAAGCGAGAGATTGGAAAGGGAAGGAAGGGAGAGAATCGGATTTGCCTTCAACAATACATTCAAAAGGATTTGGAACTGGAACACCTTCCCAACTCAATCCCCGATTTGTTCTCGAAATGATGGGCTTTCCACCCAATTGGACGGAATTACCTTTCCTAAATGGCGAAACGAATCAATCAAAGCCGGCGGAAATGCCATAGTCCCGCAAGTTGTTCACCAAATTTTTAAAGCTATTGAGCAATATGAGAAAGCCTAAGGAAAGCGATATTTATTCTGCCATTGCCCGTTACATGAGCCTAAAACATCCCGAAATACTTTTTAGGTTTGACTTTAGCGCTGGTACTAAAATGAGCATGGGACAAGCAAGGGTACATAAAAGCATGAACCCGCACCGAGGCTACCCCGATTTATTTATCGCCGCGCCGCGTGGAAACTTTAGCGGTTTATTCATTGAAATCAAAAAATGCGATTTTAAGCCGTTTAAGCGCGATGGAACACTAAAGCAAGACGAACACCTTACCGAACAATTTGAAGTCCTTACGCGGCTTAAAAACGCTGGTTTCGAGGCATTGTTTTGCTCTGGGTTAGATGAATGTATAGAAACGATTGAAAAGTATTTGAATCAATAAATTTTGTATATTTGAATGTTCGGAAGTGAAACCCCGAATGTAGTTTCAAAAACATTTGAAGCCCTTTGGGGGCTGCGAGGGTTAAGTTAAAAGCTTGCCCGGTTTCACCGCAGCCATCAAAGGGCGCTTTTTTTTAATATGGAAACTAACTATTTACAACAAATCGAAGAAGCGTTAATTAATGCAGCGATTGAGAAACAAATACATTTAGAGCGTAGAGCTTGTGAATGTGATGGTGAATATACAACCGCTATTGAAAACCTTTTAAGGTATAAAAAACGGGCATATTGGATACAAAGAGGTATTCAGTTGTTTTCAGATGACAATAAGGATACATTCGGAATTATTTTCTAATGAAAGCATCATTTATTTTATACTGTGATTTATGGGATACAATAAAGTATCTTGATAAAAGCCAGCTTGGAGAACTAACTACTATCATATTTGAATATATGATTGAAGGTAAAACAATCACACCTGAAAACCCTTTATTTTTTCTTTTTAATCCTATAAAAAATACACTTGACCGAGATAAAGAAAAATATTTATCTACTTGTGAAAAGCGTAAAGAGGCTGGTAAAAAAGGTGGTTTAAGCAAAGGCAAGCAAAAACAAGCAAAAAAAGCAAATGCTAAATTTGCTAAGCAAACCTTAGCAAACGAAGCTGATAGTGATAGTGATAGTGATAATGTAAGTGTAAGTGTTAATGTAAATGAAAATGTTAAAAAAGAAAATAGGGTTTTTAAATCAGTTATTGAAATAAGGGGTATGACATTTTTTGAAAAAAGCGAAAAACTAAACGAAGCCTTTAAAGATTTTTTGATTAACCGAATTACGAACAAAGATTACCCGACTACTTTAGGAATTAAATCTTTGATGAAAAAAATGCCTCAAATTTATAAAACAGAACAGGAGGCACTCGATGGAATCGCACGAAGCATTGAGGGTAACTATAAAGGCTTATTCGAACCAAATAAAACCAATAATACTAAACAACCGCAAACCTCAACAATAACACGCGCCTCGATGGGGCTAAAGATGCAATGAGAAAAAATATTTTTAAAATAATTTAGAAAAAGTTTGCATAATCAAAAAAGAGTTGTATGTTTGCTGCATCAAACTCTTAAACACTTACACAATGAAAGCACAAAATTTAGTAAACGAACTTTTTAAATCCGCTAATAGACCTGAACAGGGCGACAATCGTAGCCACATTGTTAAAACTCTTAATAAGGTTTTAGAGGATGGAATTATAGAAGTGAAAATTTGCGAAAACGGCAAAGTTTGGACGAATAAGAATTATGTTGATGCAAACGGCAATAAACAGAACTTCAATGTTGAATTAAAAGCGTATGGTTGGGTTAGAAGGGCTTATATTCAGCCTTACATTACTGCCGATGATGTTTTAAAGCAAGTAGGTAAATTTCTTCAAAATCCGAATGTAGCAGAAAAGCATACTGCAACAATGAAAGTTAGCGGATTAGAGATTTGCGAATGCGAAAGATGTCATGGTAAGGGCATTATACCTGCTTTTCACTACTATTGTCAAGGTATATGTTTTGAATGCTACGGCTCAAAATATGTAGTGCGAAAATATACTCTTTCAGTTTAATTTAACAGGGCGGCTAACCACCGCCCAACTTTTACCGCATGAAACCACTACCAAAAATCGAACAGGCTTTAATATTCCTTTGCTTAAACGCGGACGAAAATTATAAAGAAATAATGCCGCAAATCGGCGAGCATCTGTTTCAAGATGCCACCGCGCTAAGTTGTTTTAAGCTCATTAAGGCAATTATAAAAGACGAAAAGAAACCCACGCTTCTAACCATTGCACAATACAACAAAAACGAAAAAAGCCTAACCCCGCAAAATATTTCAGAGCTTGCAAGCTGGGGCAATGAGTTATCGTACAACGAACCCGTTAACGATTACATTGCAATTCTAAAAGACGAACATATTAAACGCTCCGTTAGTTCAATACTAACCGAGCAAGCGTTAGGTATTGGAACTATGCGTAGTGGCGTTGAAACAGCAACCGAAATAATAAAACGCCTTAACTCTTTAATCGAGGACGGTAGCCCGACGGATAACATCATAAACATGGCACAGTTATCCGACGAAGAAAGGCAGGCATATTACCGCCGCAACGCTTTGTATCAGTCAGGTCAAACGAGCGGCTTAAACACAGGCTTAAGCGCCTTAAATCGTTTTACCGGTGGCTTTCACCCTGAGCTTATAATCTTAGCGGGTCGCCCCTCGATGGGTAAAACAGCCCTCGCACTATTTCACGCGGTGCAATTTAATGAGCCGGGTGTTTATTTCAACTTAGAAATGAATCGCAGCCAGTTAGCTCAGCGCCTTATATTGCAGCACGGAGAAAGCCTAATTAACAGCGCACGCCTTCGCGATGGTAACCTAACACAACCCGAACTACACGCATTCGAGCAATCGATAGGTAAAACCGAAAAGTTACCTATTTTGATTTACGATAAGGCTCGATGCGGCGTACATGAAGCCGTAAGGATATTGCGCCGCGAGGTGCGTAAAAATCGTTGTAAATGGGCTATAATCGATTATTTACAGTTAATGACTATTGAGGGCTTTAAAGGCGGCAATCGCGAGGCTGAGGTGGCTGAGATAAGCCGCACGTTAAAAGCCGCACAAAAGGAGTTAAACATACCGATTATCGCACTTGCTCAGTTGAGCAGGCAGGTTGAGCAACGAGCCGATAAACGCCCCATACTTTCAGACCTTCGCGAGTCGGGTAGCATCGAACAGGATGCCGATACCGTTATGTTCGTTTGGCGACCTTCATATTACGCGCTTAATGAGGATAACGGAACGCCCTATACAAACGACGTTTTTTACTTATTCGAGAAACATCGGCAAGGCTCGACGGGTGAGGTGCGGTTTAAGCATAATGAAACGTTAACGCATTTTAGCGATAACGGCGGCAATACTGGGAGCAGCTTTTTACCAGTTAAGGAAAACGCAATAGCGCCTAACGAAACATTTGATTTTACGCCTTTCTAATGGAAGATAATTTACAACACGGTCTATTTGATTTAGATGAATTTATAGGCTACCCTATTCAAGTAGTAAACAATTATTTTGAAACCAAAGGGTGGGTACTTATTCAATGCTTTAATGATTACAAATACGCTTGGATTAAAGCCGATATAAATAAATCTATTATTGCTTTCGTATCAATGATTGATGACATAAGTTTAGGTAATGAGGTCGTTAATTCTATATCATGGTTTGACGGAATTTATACAGATTCCATAGATATAAAAAACACAAATATTACCGCTCAAGATATAAAAGACGAAATGGAAAAGTTTTTAAGAAAGTTTAAAAATAGAGAATGACCACCGAGGAACGAATAATAGACTATATGACAAACTACGAACCCGAGCAAGGCGAATTTAAAGATGGCGTTACGCATTACACCGACACGCTTAAAACACACCGAAGCTATGCAGCGCAATTAACGAGCGCCCCACGCACCTCGATAGCCTACCGATTGTATTTAAACCGCTCGCTCGATTGGTTAAAGCTCCTAAAAAAACACGGTATTAATTTGCAAAACATAATCAAAAATTGACTATATTTGCAGCAATGGAAGCAACACCGAAACCGATTTCAAAGCGTGGCGGTCGCCGTGAAGGTGCTGGTAGGTCGAAGCAATACGGCGAACAAACATCGACGTTATGCTTTAGAGTTCCGCAAACGCACCGCGAAAAAATCACGGCAATGGTTCGCGCATACCTCGAAGGCTTAAAGCTCGAATACAAGTCAAAGAAACACGACCCCGAGTATGGATGCTAAACTATTAACCATACCGTGTGCGATTGAATCGGTAGCCACGCGCCGCGATAAAACGATTAAGGTAACAATCGGAACGCAGGAACTAACGCCCGAACAAACGAGCGCGCTATTCAATCAATGGATGGGCGGCGTAGGTGTTATGGCATTTAAGGGCGAACAATTCAATTACAACGATGAACAGCTATTAAACAACCTTAAACTCGATGCCGCAGAACTCGGAAGCAAAACACCGAGCCAACGGTTACGCGCTACCCTTTACGTTCTCTTTGAACACGCGCCCGAAGGTCATAAGGACTTTAACAGCTTTTACGCGGCAATGATGGAGCGCTTTATCGAAATGGTTAAAAAACGAATCGACACTTATAATTTGTAATTTTGTAATACTATGCCACTATTTCAAGGAGATACGCAAACGATTATAAGCATGAACATTCGCAAGCTAATTAGCGAAGGTTACTCAAACGAGCAAGCCGCCGCGATAGCATACGCCGAAGCCGAGAAATACCGCAAAGCAAGAAACAAGCGATGAAAAAATTAGGTAGACCAACCGACTATAAACCCGAATACGACGAACGAGCGTTTAATCTTGCTTTGCTCGGGCTTAACGATGTACAAATGGCAGCGGCGTTCGATATATGTGAGGCGACGTTTAATAATTGGAAACGCGCCCAACCCACATTTTTAGAGTCATTAACACGCGGAAAAGAGGACGCGGACGCTAAAGTAGCGCGCTCGATGTACGAACGTGCATTAGGTGTAACGATAGTCGAAGAGGCGGTAACAAAGGACGGTGAAGTAGTAAAGCTACGCAAGCAGCTACCCTCTGATACGGCGGCGGCGAAACATTGGTTAGCAAATAGGCAGCGCGGGCGCTGGAGCAATAATGGAGAAAATACCATTACCACCACCGAGCCGCTTGTTATTGTGCGAACCGAAACAAAAGAAAAGAATGATTGAAATTTGGAAAGTATTTGAAAGCGGATACGAGGTTTCTAATTTAGGAAACGTTCGCAGTATTGATAGGATAGTAGAAACGCGAAAGCAGCCTTTAAAATTAAAAGGCAAACTATTGAAACCAGCTATCGATAAGAAAGGTTATAAGCGTGTAGCGATAATGATTAATGGTAAACTAAGTACTTTAAAAGTACATAGGCTTGTTGCTATGGCGTTCATTGAAAACGTTAATAATAAACCTCAAGTAAACCATAAAGACGGCAATAAGTTGAATAACGCCATAAATAATTTAGAGTGGGTTAATAATTCAGAAAACGTAAAGCACGCATATGAAAACGGGCTATCAAAGCCAAAGCGCCTACACGAAAGCAGCCGTTGTAAGCAAACTAAAGAAAGTATTGAGGCAATTGTAAAACTAAAATCTGAAGGCGTTAAAAACCAAATAATAGCCGATTTATATAACTGTTCTATTTCATCAGTAAAGAGGCTAAATAAAGGATATGCAATTTACGCTAACTGAAACACAAACAACAGCCTTCGATATGGCGACCAACGGGGACAAAAGAGTAATTGTCTTCGGGGGCGCTATACGATAACCGCCCCTGCTCGAAAGGGTGGGGGCAAAGATTCGCGGCGGGAAAACGTATTGGTTACTTTTAACACTAACATCGCTTTGTTTAACATACCCGCGCAGCCGATGGGCGGTTATTCGTAAAAGCCTACCCGACTTAAAGCGTACCACGTTCCCGAGCTTTGCCTCGATAATGATGGACGGCGTAAGTAGTTATGTTAAGAACTGGAATAGGGAAACAAACGTTATAACATTTACAAACGGTTCGGAGCTTATGTTTATGGCAGAAAGTTTCGACGACGATAAAGACCTTAACCGCTTTCGAGGTTTAGAGATTAACGGCGCGGGCTTAGATGAAGTAAACGAATTACAGGAAGTAACATTCTACAAAGTTCAGGAACGTATAGGCTCATGGAATAAGGCACACGGCAAGCCGCCTATCGTTTGCCTCGCAACGTGCAACCCTGCTCAAAACTGGGTTAAGTCGATTATATACAACCGTTACCGCGAAAACACATTACCCGAACGTTGGGCTTACATACCGAGCCGTATAACTGATAACCCACACATCGCGCCTGAATACCTCGAAGCGCTAAAGGAATTACCACCTATTCAATACGCTCGATTTGTCGAGGGTGATTGGGATGTACTCGATGACGTTGCTAACCCGTTCCTATACGCTTGGAGCGACGAAAAGCACATCGATGATAGTGTAACGCACAACGCGCACTTACCGACGTTTATAAGCGTCGATTTCAATATTAACCCGTTATGCGCTTTGATTATTCAAAACGTTGGAAGCACGGCTACCGTAGTGGATGAAATAAAGATAGAGCGCGGTTCGATAGACGCGTTCTGCGATGCGGTCGAAGCATTGAACATACCAACGGGCTTAATACGCATAACGGGCGACGCAATGGGCAAAGGCGGTACAATACAGGAGCGCGATAACTCGAGCGCTTACATTCAGATTAAACGCCGCCTCAAGTTAGCCGATAACCAAATTATAATACCAGCAAACCCGCGCCACGTTAACAGCCGTATTGATTGCAATACCGCGCTAAAGAAACTCGATATACGCGTTAATAGTAAAAATTGTAAGGGCTTTGTTTTTGATGCTAAGCAAGTGCAATGCAACGCTGAAGGGCAAATAATAAAGAGCAATCGAAAAAACATTTCTGAGCGTGCCGACTTTTTAGATTGTTTTCGTTACTTTGTAAACGCAATACTTAAAAGATACCTATGAGCGTTTGTTCTCCTTGTTTCGATTCAGGCATTCAAGTAGCTTACTGTAATGGCGGTATAGCGTTCGGATTTGTAGAACCCGAAACTAACTACACAATAACGTTAAAGAGCAATGCCACGAATAAGCTGCAAGTGTTTAACGCAGAATCCGATATTGACGGGCTGTTAACCATTACGGGCGCTAAGATAGATAACGGGCAGGGCTATACGCTCGAGTTAGCTGGGTGCAATAAGTTTACGATTTGTGAAGTGGAATACGACTGCATTAGCTTTAGCGTGGCGAACATTGAAATAATAAGCGAAGAACCCGAAGTAGTTAACTTAATGGAATGCGTAGAATGCAACGGATAAAATCAATAATTCACGGCTGGTATCTTTGGGTAACATCGAACAAGGAAGCAAACGAGTTAAGCGAAACGCGAACGCCTATTTGTAACCTATGCCAGCATCGCAATAAGGCTTTAAACCTTTGTACGGCGTGCGGTTGTTTTCTACCCGCTAAGACGCGGGTTAAAGATGCAGAATGCCCGCACGACTATTGGAGTTAGATATGACTGGGTTCATCCTCTGCCAGGCGTTCCTGACCGAATCGCTCGATACCGAGGATGAAACCCTACGCGAATTAAGTGAGCGCGATATTGGGTTTGTTGAGGTTCTCGTTAACGTAAACGATATAAGCCACGTATTCAGCGGCGAAGATGAAAACTGCATAATACAGCTACGTAGCGGTAGCATCATAAAAGTAAACAATGACATTGACCACATCATTCAGCAAATTAGGCGCGCGACTGCGATTAATTTTTTCGCGCAATAAGGCAAACCCCGAACTACCGAAATACAACTTAGTACAACTATTCACAAAGGACGGCTTTAGCTACTATCGATTCCCTAAAGAAACATCGTTACCACTCGAACGCTTTGCCATGAGCATGAGTTTACTTGAGCGCTTGAGTAGCGGTTTATCGGGTTCTGAAATGGAAGCAATACTAACCGAAATGGAAAAGGCTTTAGGCGCTGGTTTAACGAACCCACGCAACGCCGCTTTAGTTGCTACATACATACACGTAATCCGTGAAAGGCAAAATACGGTAATACACCGCGACCTATTGTTGAACATTGCCGCAACGTGGGTAATACGTTCGGACGAAAACCCCGCGGTTATTAATCCAGATATTCACCAATCGAAACTAAAACTATTTGAAGCGATGGCAGAGGAGGGGTCGCACGATTTTTTTACAGGTTTGGATATAGAGCCGCTGAAACCCTTGTTACGTTTGTCGCCCGAAGAGTTAACGACATTATGGGATTACAACCGAGTGCAAATACAAAAGCTACACGAAACCTTAGCGGCGCTGAGTTCTCACCGGGACGAAGGGCAAAGCAAGCGCAAGACAAGTTCCGCGAACAAGTGATGCACATCGCGGGCGGTAATGTTCTCGAGTTTAAAGAATTGATGCAATCCGATATTGACGTTTTTTTGATTAAATTTGAGGTGTTCTATAAGCAACACCATAATGGCTGAAGTTTTAATTAAGTACAAAGCCGACGCTGGCGACCTCGAAGCCACGGTTAATAAGATAAACGAAGTAAACAATGAGGCGGTTAAGTCGGCTCAAAAGGCTTCGGATAAGATTGCAACCGAGTTTAAAGATGCTGCCAAAAGCGCCGCCGCTGCATTTAGTGGGGGCGAAGTTAAAAAGGCGCTCGATAGTAATACGACGGCTATCGAAAAGTTAGCCAAAAGTGGCAAGAGCTTAACTGGTCAGCTACGCGGCTTAAAACAGGAACTAACACTACTCGAGCAACAAGGTAAGGATAACACCAAAGAGTTTAACCAGCTATTAATAGCAGCCTCACGGCTCGAAGACCAAATAGGCGACACGCGCGCACGGGTTAAAATCCTTGCCGCTGATACGTTTAAGTTCGATGCAGCGGTGCAAGCTACGCAAGGTTTAGCGGCGGGGTTTGAGGTTGCGCAAGGCGCGGCGGCGTTGTTTGGTTCTGAGAGCGAAGATTTACAAAAGGCTATTTTAAAAGTTCAGGGCGCTATCGCGGTCGCTAACGGCGTTCAGCAAATAGCAAATTTACTACTTGAGGAAAGCGCAATTAAAACCGCTATATTAACAGCAAAGCAGGCAATCTATACAACGGTAGTCGGAACGTCTACGGGCGCGGTAAAAGCCTTTAGAATAGCTTTAGCGGCTACTGGAGTGGGCGCGTTGGTTGTTGGTTTAGGGTTTCTAATTGAAAAGTTATTCGCATCTACTGAAGCAACCGAGGACGCAAGCGAGGCAACAAACAAACTTGCTGAAGCAAACCAAAACGTAGCTAATAGCGTTGCCGAAGCCGCAGCCGAGCAGGAACTTGCAGCGATTAGGTTAGCAAAAGCGCAAGGCAATATAACGGATGCAACTGCTAAACGTGCCGAAGTCGAAGTAAAGGTTAACGAGGATTTGCGTAAGAATCAATTACAAACCTTAAGTGAGCTAACTGATGCACGAACAAAGTACAATGAAAACATCAAAGCTATACAAGAAAAGTTCGCAGATGATGAACGTAATTTAATTGGTTCGGTACAAATTGAGCAACGTAAATTTGAGGAACAAAGAGCGCAAATTATCGAAGCTGGAGCAAAACGGGCATCGAATATTCGTACTAATTCAATCGCTGAAATTATTGAGTTCGAAAACGATTTAGCCGATAAAGCTGAACAAGCGAATAAGAGAAATCAAAAAGCGGCTGAGAAAACGAAAAAGGAATACGACGCGCTTAAAATAGCGGTGGGCAATGTTACCGAGGAACTATTGAAACAGGATACGTTACTTGCTCAAACATTAGCAGCGAACCGTGTAAGTGCAGCCGAAGCCGCGTTTAGTAAAATACAATTACTAAACCAACAAGGATTAGCAACGGCTGAGGATGTAAGCAATGCTGAAATAGAATTAATACAACAAAGGGCGATAGCTCAATTGGATGCCTCCGAATTAAGCCAGCGCGAAAAACTTAAAGGCGTTACCGAAGGTTCGATATTAGAAACCGAAATAATAAAGGCGGGCGAAAGCGAACGACAAGCTATTACAAATGCAGCCGAACTTGAGATATTCAATAAGAAAAAAGAATTTAGAGAAAAGAACGCAGCCGAACGCAAAAAAGACCGCGAAGCTGAATTAGAGGAAATAATACAAATAGCTCAACAAACGGGTGAAATTATTTCAGGTCTTTTAAATATTTACAAAGAACAATCGCAAGCTCGTATTGAACAAATTAACGCGCAATCACAAGCTGAAATAGAAGCTATCAATAATTCAGCGCAAAGCGAATTTGATAAACAGCGCCAACGTGAGGCAAGCGAATTAAGAACAAGTCGTAAAATAGCAGCCGAAAAAATTAAGCAAGCTAAGTTAGATAGAGCCACAGCATTATTTGAAATCGCGTTAAATACATCGATTGCGGTTTCTAAGTCTATTGCCGCAAGCCCTCAAACATTTGGTTTACCTTTCAGCGCCTTCGCTCTTGCGCAAGGTTTAATACAAGCGGGTATTGTTATATCTAAGCCTTTGCCGAAATATAAAAAAGGTGGTATTATTGGAGGTCGAAGCCATGAAGCGGGCGGTACATTGATTGAAGCCGAACGCGGTGAGTTTGTTGTTAACCGCAATGCAGTAACGCGCCACCGTTCTGAACTCGATGCTTTAAACACCTCAAGCGCGGCGTTTAAACGTTTAATAGACGAAAGATATGTACGCCCTGCATTAAACTATTATATGGGCAAAAAGGAGCGCGCTATTAACGTCAATGCTTCATTAAATAGCAAATCTATGGAACGTGAAATTAAAGGCATGAGGCGCGACCTAAAGCGCAATAACACGGTAATAAATATTAACGGCAATGATTCGCGTTACTCATGGCATCTGAATTAAAGTTTTTAATCGATAACCTCGATAGGGGTCAACCTTTGAACCCCGAAGATTTCGGGATAAATATAACCGAGGACGATGCGATAGGAGCGCGTATAGTTTCCTTTGATAATGAGTTAATCTTTGGCGGCGACGTGTTCGGCTATTTGTACGATAAGTTAGCAACCTCGGGTTATTGTGAGTTAGTTCGCTTATCGGTTCAATACTTATGCAGTTCGGGTACTTGGGAGCGTTTAGTTGACGGCTATTTGATTGTTACCGAATGCAACTTTATTTTAGACCGCTGTCAGGTTAAAACGAAAATGTACGATGAAACATTCAGCACTAAGATAAACAACAATAAGAGCATACCGTTTTCGTTACGCCTAACAAGGTCAAAGAATGACACCCCAATAACACCGCCAACGGTTAGACGGCTTTACGTATTTGACCCCGGAACGGGTAGTTATTATACGAGCTGGGCTTTTGGTTATGGCATTTATGATGTGTTTGCGCATTTGGTAGCGTGCATGAGCGATGGCTTAATAGACTTTGGCTCTAACCTATTCGCTTATTCGAATCCTAATTTCGATACGACTGTTTATACGCAGGGTAATGTATTGCGCACGAAAACAGATTTAGAAATGTTCGCCACATTCGAGCAAGTTTATTTAGTGCTGAAGCAAAAGTTAAACCTCGGCATGGGCTTCGAAAGGCAAGCGAACGGTCGCCCTTTGTTACGCATTGAACCCGTTAGCTACTTCCAACAAATCACGCCTTCGGTTAGTTTATACGACCAACCCGATATCGAAATGAAGTTCGATACAACGCGGCTATATGCTTCGGTTAACTTTGGCGCAAACCCTTACCTATTCCCGAATGAGTGCAACGGCGGTGAAGGCTTTTGCCTATTTCCACAGCCACAATTCTTAGGCTTTAGAGATGAAACGTTTGGATTCGTTGGAGAGTGCAATACATCGAACGTACTTAACTTAAAAACGAGCGACGTAATATTTGACCATAACGTTATTGAGGATATATTACGTTACAATAGTCAAGACCATGAATTGTCGCCCGTAATAATTCAAAGTAATTACGATAGCGGCTTTTCGCCTAATTCGTTTTCGGCTCGTTTCTATAATTTGCCGGGGCTAACCATTCCATTTTATAACCTAAACTTTTCGAATGAATCCGTTTCGGGTAATTGGTTAAATGGCTTTCCTAATTCGCTGAATGGGTTTTTTAATCAAGGCGACCCAACTCTAACGCCGTTTAGTGCTACTGTATTTGTTACGCCCGTTCAAGATTGGGAAATTATAAACACAACCGCAACTTCATTTAGTGAGTTTAACGGCGTTTTCCCTGATTGGAATAATGAGTTATCGGACGTTGGAAACAATTTAAACGGTCAATTTTATCGCATACCATTTAGCGGTATTTATACGTTTAACGTTTCGTTTTTTCTTGACCAGCTTACGGGCGCGTTTGGAAACAGAACAATAATAGCACAAATCAAAAGATACGAGCCAGACGGTTCGGCTGTTATTCAAGAAGTGAACGGCACGCCGGTAACAGGCAATGTAAATTTATTAGCTACTGCAACCGCTACATTTTACTGTAATCAAGGCGAAAGAATTTATACGGATGTAACGGGAGCTTCTACGGTTGGTCCGATGTATATGCGCATTCTTTCAGGCTTTGCAAATTCTACATTATTCAGCGGCTCGGGTTCAAATTTTCAAAGCCCCGATTTACAGCCCGTAGATATTAATGATGTGCAAGCCTACCTATACAAGTTTAAGCGCCCGTTAAGCATGGCAGAAATAAACGCGATAACAAGCGAAACCTCGAAGCCTATCTTATTAGGGCGCAAAGACGACGCGCTCGCCGTTTCACCTACCTACATTAAAAACATTCAGATTGAATCAGTGATGCGCAAGAATGCGCAATTCGAATTACGTTCAAATAAACTTTTGCCATGAGTTATACCTCGATACCTAATCAACCGATTATCTTCAATTCTGTTTTGCCTGAAGGCTGCGAGGGCTGTGGCTCGGAATATTCGCAGTTGGTGGATTTCAATGACCAACTATTTTGGCAGCTCGAAGCTGGTCAATGTGAATTTGCCGATAGGACTTTTGAAACGGTTATTGCTGATTGGACTCAAAGCGGTTCGACAATAACTGCGAATGGAACAAGTACGGGAAGTTATGTAGCTTTTTATGCTCGGTTTGATGTGGTGCAATATTTTTTGCTTACTGTAACCGTTTACGATATTGTTGGCGAGCTGAATGTTTCAATTGTTTCAGGTACAACGGAAACCATAACAACACAAGGAACTCACAAAATATACTTAACCACATTCGATTTAACTACTGGGATTGTAGGCATTACTTTTACAAACGGCGCACAGCCGTTCGATGGTTCATTCTCAGTTGACAACTTTCAGCCTATTCCAAACGGCGCATTATTCGCTGGCATTGTGGATGCGACTACGTTGGCAGTAGTTAAAAGGCTCGACTTAACTGGTACTGTTAATAACCAATACCTAACCAGTGCAATCAACATGGCTGATTATGATATCGAGGCAGGCTGCTATCGATTAGCGATTGCGGATTATTGTACCAATACTTGCGGTCAGTATTTCATTTACAATCCATATTTCAACAGCGTGCCACGCATTCCAGTTGGCTGGACTTCGAACCCAATAGCAGGAACTGATAATTGGAACGTTGGCAATGGCGAGGCTCAAATTGATTTGACTGTAATAGGCAATGAAGCCGAGCTTGTATCCATTACAGAGCTATGCGAGGACACGACTTACTATGTAGAGATTGAAGTCGAATCGATAAGCAATGCGCGACTAAGGCTGCGAGTTGATGGGCTTAATTATGGCAGCGGAATAAGTGCGTCAGGCACTTACAACTTTACAATCACAGTAACTCAAAGCGGACAAGTAAGTTTATTAGGCTCTCAGTTTGGTGCTTCGCTTGACGGCGAAATAACAGTTAAGCGTATAACCGTTCGCGTAGATAAGAACTCAGCTAAGTACGATATGTACAGCGACCTAATCAGCATCGGGGATTATTCAGACGATTGTAGATTCTTTAAGATTGAAGGGTGTAACGGCGAAAATCAATTTGGTTTAGGCTTCAATGGTACATCGTTTTTACCCGGCATTCGATTAGAGGGGCGACGCTTTCAAGCGCAATACGATACCGATACCGATTTATTTAGATATGCTTCGGGGCGTTGGCAGGCTTCATTCGTAGACCGCAAAAAGAAATTAAGTTATTATTTTGGGCGCTTGCCCGAATACGTTTTTGATTTCCTTTCGATTGTTTTCTATTTCGATAATTGCTACATAAACGGCGACACGGTTTTCCCAGCGGATAACGAATTTCCTACTATTGAATACGATAACGCCGACGATTTAGGTGCGTTAACTATCGACTTATATAATAAGCTCGATAAGGTGCGTAAGACGGTCTGTATTGGCGTGGATGCTAATTGCCTACCTTCTATACTCGATTTAGATAGTGAGCCGTTTATATTGGCTCAGGATGAAGATAGGCTACTGACTCAAGACAATATCAATTTGTATCAAGAATAAATTCGTATATTTGGGGAACATTTGAGCAATCCTTTTTTAGGTGTCAGGCTTACGACCTATAAAACCGAAGCCGAAACAATAAACACCTTTTAAATTATGGGATGCGTTTCCTATTGCGATTCGTCGTTACTTGAGCATAATTTGGTGGACTGTAACGAGTATAAACTCGGCGGTGTTTCTGCGATTATCGTAGGGGCTTGTAACACAACCTTAGCCGACCCTTCGGACGCGGCGGAAGTACAAGCATTTCTAACGACAGGCGAAGCCCGTTTGATTGAAGATATACGCTTTGCATTACCAGCAGGTTCGCCCGTAACGGTAGATAGCCCGATTGGGTGCGGTACACCTATCCGCATTAATGAAGACCGTACCGCAACGTTATATGATGCAAATGTAACCGACGAAAATAACCTATTTTGGAACGACGTTAATAACCGTCGCGTTGGTTGGATTTTGGCATACATGTGTGATAGCGGTAAAGTTATTTTTATCGACCCGCCTGTGGGTATTACAACGAGCGCTAACTTTATTTTGCCCGAGCAGAATAACGAATTACAGCGTTACGAGGTAACCTTTTCATGGCGCGATAAAGATATTCCAACTCAATACAATGCACCAGTCGGAATCTTTAACTAACTCGTTAGACCAACAGAAGCACGCCCCGTTAAATTTCGGGGTTGTGCTTTTTGCGTTTGGTAAGCCTCAATATTTTTGGGCTGCTTATAACCTTGCTTATTCAATTAAGCGACATAATAAGTCTATTAAAATCGCTTTAATTAGTGAGCCGTTAGAAAAGGGGGCTCGTTACTATTGCCCTGAGTTAAGTGATGTAATCGATTTATTTGTCGATTTACCGCACGATAATTTGTACGTAAATAAAAAGATTGACCCGGCGCGGTGTAAATTGTTAATGTACGATTTGCTACCGTTTGATGAAAACCTTTACTTAGATGTTGACGCGGTTTGCTTAAAGGATTTACAGCCCGTTATTGATAACCTAAGGAATAGTAAAAAGGATTATCAAACCTATATATTAGGTACACATACAATCGATAGAGGGCGCGATATTAAAACAATGCAATGGGCGTGGGGCGACGATATTTGGCAGCATTTCCAATTAAGTGAAACGGATGTTATGCCTGCGATTAATAGCTCGGTTCAGTTCGTTCGTAAATCGATTGAAGCTGAAAAAATATTTTCAATTGCCACAGACCAATATTTAAACAACCCTCTACCAGTTCATAGGCTGCGCTCTAAGTGGGGCGGCGGGCAACCCGACGAACTATACACTAACATCGCATTAGCTAAATTGGGTTACGATGCGAGCATGGAGTTAGAGCCTTTATACATTGTTTACAAGCGCGAACTAAGCATAACCGAAGTACAAGAAAGGTATTATTTGCAGGGCTATTTCGGCGGTACTGGATTTACTCCTCGTTACTATACTGAGTGGATTGACCGACTTTTAAAAAGTTGGATGCGACAGGATGGTAGGCAACACATTTATTTCATTGAACGAATAATTCAAAACAAATATGTTACAGGAAAACGATAAGCCTAAAAAGGCTACAAAACCCAAAAAGGCAAAAGCCGAAAAACCTATCGAGATTTACGGACTTGAGCCGCTACCCGAAAAGCAAGTAACCCGCCACGAATGGAGTAGTGAGGTTGATGTTTGCGAGTTTATCGCATCGCTTATTAAAATGACCGGCGCGAAAACCGTTTTAGAAATTGGTGTATTCGAGGGCGAAACATCTATTAAAATGATTGAGGCGCTACCGATAGGCGGTTATTACGCTGGCATTGATGTAACCGATTACAGGAAATATAACTTAAACCGCGAAGGCGTAGCCGTAGATTTTATTTTAAAGGATTCTATTAACGCCTTAAAAGCATTACCACGCGGGCATTTCGATTTTATTTTTGTAGACGGCGACCATAGTTGGCATACGGTGTTTAACGAGTTTAAAGAGATACGCCAAATAATATCTAAAAACGGCGTTATCGCTTATCATGATTCGATACATATGCACGATATTAAACAGTTAATGAGAGTTGCTATTCAGTATAAATACAACGTTGTTACCCTTAACACTTCAGAAGGTCGTGGCTTATCGATATTGAAAAGGTGAACATACAAGTTAACATAGCAGTTCAGCGCAACCGAATAAGCGTAGCACAGCGGTTAATTGATTCGTTAAACAAACAATCCATTATGCCCGACTTAATTACGCTTATATTGCAGGGCTTTCGCCACGAATTTAAAAGCCCTATTGAATTAAACTATGTTTACAACGATACGAATAAAGGCTCTGCTGAACGATTAAAGCACGTAGGCGACGGTGTTAATTTAATTATTGACGATGATTTTATAGCATCTAACCAATACATTGAAACCGCTTTAAAGGGCTTAGAACGCAACCCTAACGCGTTTTGCTCTTTTTGGGGTTATCGGTTTTTAAATGACAAAGATTATTTTAAATCTTGGGCTAATCTCGAATCGTGGAAAACGTTTGAAACAGATGTTAAATGTTCAATGCTGGGTGTAGGTTTGTCGGTTTGGGATGAATCAATTTTAAATTTAAAAGAGGTTCAATTTGAGCGTAATAATTACGTCGATGTGCAACTATCGGTACATTGTTTAGCTAACCAAATCGAGTTAATTAAGATTGCCCACCCTTCTAATATTGCGCAGCACATCGCAGATTTAAAGATTCAATCTAACGCCCTTTGGCGCGGGCAAATGGATAATAAAGTATTTTTGCAAAGTCAACACGACAAACTAATAAAGCTTTTATGAAACCAACTTTTTGCCGTTCTAAGTCGTGCGGTTCGCACGTTATCGTTAACCCAACTTCTAAAGCAATCGCGTAATGGCATTGACACCCGAGGAAATCGAGAAAGTAGTAAATCGTTTTGCGGCTAAGTTTAAAACGTGGAGCGAAGCGAGTCGCAGCTCTCCGATAAACCCCGTAAGCAAACAGCGGCAAGGCGTAAGTCAGTACCCCGAGTATTGGGACGGGTATAACTATTCGGCTAAGATGTACGATAGTATTTTGCCGCATACACGCCCCGATATTTACCCCGAACATTTACTTAGTGTTCGCGCCCCGAACCAAACCGACGTTCAGGCTCAATACATTAAGGCTAATTATAAGCCCACTACCTTAAGCGTATTCGAGGATTTTAAAGCGACGGTAAGCCGTGCATTCGCAGACCAAAATTGGAGTATTAAATATTTCCCTGAGTTAGATGAACGTTTCGGCGAAGATAGTTTCCAGCGTTTCGTTAACGAGGAAATAAAGAAATTTGGCAGCGTAGAGGCGTTCGTTAAAACGATGCTACCGACTTTAAAGCTGGTAGACCCGAACGGCATTATCGCAGTTGAACCCGAGGATGTTGAAACGGTAACTGATGAAAGCGACGACAGCGAGGTTATAAGCAACGAGCTTCTAAAGCCGATGCCGCATTACTATTCCTGTAAGTCGATTGTAGGGCAAAGTTTCGGCGAATACTATCTTGTTATAACCGACGATTACAGCAATGTAAAAAGCGGTTCTAAGATGGAAAAAAGCGGTATCGTTTTAGAGCTTTACGACGATACTAATATTTGGAAGATTTACCAAACTGGTAAAAAGTCCGATATGGAATTTAGCGAACCCGTGCTTTACTTTCAGCATAATTTGGGCTACGTTCCATGCCATAAGCTAATGGGTACGCCACAGCTCATTAACGACGAAATCGCATTTCAATCTCCGTTCATTACCGCCGTGCCTTTCTTAGACCAAGTCGTACTCGATGAAAGTTATTTACAAATAAGCAAAGCAACGAGCGCATTTCCTTTTATGGTTGCGTTAGGCGAGGTTTGCGACTTTATCGACCGCGAAGGTAATAAGTGCGTAGACGGTCAAATATTCGACCCTATTAACGGCGGTTATCGCACTTGCCCCTCGTGTAGCGGTGGCGGTTTAAAGTCGCGTTTTAGCCCTACGGGTATGCTTTTGATTAAGCCTAAGACCTCGGTAAGCGAAGGTGATAGCGGTATAAGTGGCGAATACTTAAAATTCGTTTCGCCTCCTATGGATACGCTGAACTTTTTGCGCGTTGAAATAGATAACCAAATGAAAAAAGCCCGCGCAATTTTACACCTACCAACGAGCGATAGTTCGGTAGGCGTTGGCGAGGGCGTAACCGCTACGGGTAGCTTAAACAAGATGCGTAGCTTATATGCGTTTTTAAAGCCTATTTCAGACCAGCTATTTAGTTTGTATGAGTTTATACTTGTAACGACAGGTAAAATGCGTTACGGCGACTTATTCGGGGGTGTTACGTTGGTATATCCTACGACCTTTGATGTAAGCACACCGAGCGATTATTTAGCTGTAATCGGTGAAGGTATCGCGGCGGGTGTTCCGCCTTCGGTTACTTTCTCAAACGTTTACAATTACATTAAGGCAATCCACTACACAGACGAAGAAACGAGCGCGGTTTATGATTTGATTATAAACGCCGACGAACTTTTGCTAATGAGTAGCGCCGATATTGCTGCGAGGGTTGCAAACGGTACGGTTGAAAAATGGCAGGACGTGTTACACTTTAGCGCCCCTCAGTTAGTAATGGAATTAATCCGTAACTATATCCCAACAGAGGAAGCCCCGAGGTTTACAGATTTACCGCAACAAGAGCAAGTCGTGGCGCTTAGAAACATTGCAGCCTCGAAGGTGCGTGAGCAATTAGACCCGATACAAACCGCGCAACGCGATTTATTAAATGGCATCGCTTGACGAACTGATTAAGAAAAAGATTCGGTTATTTGAACAGATACCGAAGGATATGGCGACCAGCGCGGAACGTGCGCAACTCGACGCGTGGCGAACCGTTGAGCCGTTGCTTCGCGATATGGACGTTGATAGCGACGGGAATATAACTCAAACGGATGCCAACATAAATCGAATCGGATTAATAGCCGATGAACTCAATAAGGTTTTAGCGGGTGGCGAATACAAGGATGCGGTTTCAAAGTTCCTAAGTCAAATTCAAGAAGGCGTAAACCTATCTACTGAAATAGCGCAAAAGTTTGAGGCTGGTTTTGAGCCTACCGAAGCGCAACGGCGTTTAGTCCAAATAAGCCAGCAGAACGCAATTAATTCTTTTTTCGGTAGTGGATTAAGGCAAGTTGTATCGCAGCCGTTTTTAGAGCAGCTAACGGCAAACGTAGCCGCACGAGCGCCGCTTAATCAAGCGGTAAAAGCGTTAAGCCAAACGATTATAGGAACGAAAGAAATCGACGGCAAATTATTAAGGAATGTTAGAACGGTAGCAAGCACCGCGCAAGCTATCGCAGATAATAGTTATTCGGCTGCAATTAATGAAGCAATCGGTATACAATGGTTTCAATACTTAGGCGGTGAAATACCAACTACGCGCCCGTTCTGCGAACATAGGCAAGGGCAAATATTCCATAAGAAAGAAATAGAGGCGTGGGGGCGCGGTGAAAACAGCGCTGGTATAAACGATATTAGGAACGGAACTTGGGCGGGTAGAATAGATAATACCGACGAAAGAACTATATTCGTTAATCGCGGGGGTTGGGAGTGTAGGCATACTTTAGTACCCGTGCCAGCTTCTAAAGTTCCCGAAACGGTTAAGGCTCGCGCAAGAGCTGAGGGGTATATTGATTAACAAAAAAAATATTTTTACTTTTTTTATGAAATAGTTTGCAGATTCAAAAAGAGTTTATATATTTGTGCTGTTAAACAATCACACACCTACACCATGAACACTTACAGAATTTTCGGCTTTACAGAATCGGTTAACGAATGCGGATGCTGCGGCAAAACAGAATTAAAAGGTACATACGCAGTTGAAATTAACGATACCCTTTTACACTACGGCTCAACTTGCGTTAAAAGAAATTTGGGATTAAAAAAAGATTCTGAAGTAAACGCAGAGGTTAAAAAGCAATATGCGATTAATTTAGCTAAAGCAAATGAATACTTTGTACAAATGGGCGGTTTGCAGTTAAATGAAGAAATAGATAAATATCATTTTACTAATCCTGAATGGGATGTTATTTTTATTAAAATAAAAAATTTACGACAAGAATCTGCAAAAAAATTTAATGTTAAATCATTAACAAGATAATCAGAGCCGCCCTAAAAAGCGGCTTTTTTGTTTTGCAATTTCAAATTAACTATCTTTGTGCTGAATGAGGTACTTACTACTTTCAGACGGCAAGATTATACACGCATCCGACGTTGTGGCAAGTAACCTAATGACACGCGGGGCGCGTGAGTTGAAATTAAAACAAATAGAAACCCCTATAATTTATGGCAATGAAACCCGAGGAGGCGATGGAGCTGATAAAGTTCTTAAACCTCGACGAAGCCGAAAGCCTCGAAACGGCGAAGGAGAAATTTCAAACGAATTGGATAGACCAAAAAGAACACGCCGCGACGCTCGGTAAACTTAACGGCTCGATAGCGAACGTTGTAAAGCGTGCATTCGAACCGTTTGGCGTTACGTTAACCGACGAAGATTTTAAAGAACAAAAGAGCTTAGACGTAATTCGCAACGCAGCCGAACGCGCTAAAACAGAATACGAAAAACAGCGCGATGAATGGGAGAAAAAAGCAACTGGTAACGGCGCGGCTGAGTTAGTAGCCGAATGGGAAAAGAAACACAAACAGCTCGAGCGTAAATACAGCGAAGTTGAACAGGCACGTCAGGAAGCGTTAACACAATTCGAAAGCTACAAAACGCAAGCCGCCGAGGAACAAAAAGCAATTAAGGTAAGTAGTGTATTTGAGCGCGAACTCGGTGCATTGAAATTAGACCCGACAGTGAACGAGTATACTATTAAAGGCTTTAAATCGGCTATAAACGAAAAGTTTATAATTGATTTAGAGGATGACGGAAACGCAATAGTAAAAGACCGTAAGACGGGCGAACGCTTAAAGTCTAAGGATAAGGCGGGCGCGTTTTTAGGTGTTAACGATGTACTGATTGCCGAAGCAACGGCGGCAGGTATTATTCAAAAGAACCCTCACGCGGGCAAACCATTAAACAGGCAAGGCGCGGCTATCTTACCGCCGCTCGAATCACAGGCTGAAAAAAGAATTAAAGGCGTTAACCCTCGTTTCTTTGTTAAATGACAATAAAGCAAGCCTATAAAATTTTAAAGCATCATGCTGAGTGGCGGCAAGGCTTAAATAGTGAAATGATAGAAGCATCGCAATTAACTAAAGCCCTCGAGGTTGTTTTAACATATTTGGAAAATAAATTAATTCAGAGCAACTATGCCACAGTATGAGGGTTACAACGTAACAGCATCCGAACGCGAGGGTAAGAAATACAAAGCCGTAGACGATGAAGGCAACGAGATTCATTTTGGCGCTTCAGGGTTTAGGATTAAGCCCGGCACGGATGCAGGGAATTCTTACTGCGCTCGTAGTGCTGGCATCCCTTCTGAGAAAGGCTCGGCGAATTGGTGGGCGCGTCAACTTTGGAGCTGTGAGGGTAGAAGGTCGGTAAGCGATAAACCTTTTTTTGGTAAAATAGAATTACCTTAATACCTTTGTAAAGTTCATAGATAATTTAAGGCGAATACGAAAGGGCTGGGGTCGCTTCCAGTCCTTTTTTTTATGCAGTAAATTAAGCACTTACAAAAAAAGTTTAAATATTTTTATGAAATAGTTTGCAGATTCAAATAATGTTTGTATGTTTGCAGAGTTAAACATTTAAACATTCACACCATGAACGCATCAAACCTAATAACCGAAAACAACGTAGAGCAATTTAAGTGCAAAGTGTTAACGCTTGTATGCCCTGCATACGGAACGGCTAACTTGTTAATCGAAATTGAAACAGCAATGAGTATGTTTCAATATGAAAACGAAAGCGTAGAAACAATTGTTTTTGATTACTGTTTTTATTGGCATCAAGATAAATACTCGATATAGGTTTTAAATTAACCTAACCACCCGAGCCTACCTAACAAGTAGGCTTTTTTTATTTATATCTATCGGTACTTAATTTACGTGAGCCACCGCCTATTTTATGGTTTGGGTACTTTCGTCTATACTCACAAACTTTGTAATTTTCAAATACACAAGCCAACCCTATTTCGATTGTATGCGTTGGCATTGTTTCAATAATTTTAGTCGGGTAGTTTTCTTTTGTAAACTTCGCACCATTGCCGCCTAAATGCTGTTCAAAACGCTTTTCAATATCTAAGGCTATGCCAACATAGAAAGCGTTGTTTTCACATTCTAAAACGTAAACGTGATATTGTTTTTTTGTTCGGTACTCAGCTTTTTTTGTGTACCCTTTTACATCGTTGTAATTCTTTAACCTATTAGATTTTGTTGAAGCTCTTTTTTTTGTTTTATTTTTTTTGTAGCCCATAGTATATTATAATAAACTTATAAGAGTATGTATAGCTTTTTGGTGAATCCTGAGAAACTGTGAAAGCATGATTAGCCCAAAGCGGTTTTTAATCGCTTTACGCCTTTCACAGTTACGCTCGTATAGCTTTTCGGAGCCATCCTTCGAACGCTGTGCCTAACAGGTCGCCGTGCCTTATTAGGTTGGAGTCTATTTTACGAGCCATACGGTAGCCCGATTAGTAGTGCGGCTCACTCCTTTGCATCACCGCTGTGCTGGTACTAATACCCACTGTAACACTTTTTACAAGTTCGCAGCCGTAGTTTATCCCGACCGAACTCAATTTTATTTTTAGGGAATAAAAAAACCCCGAAGATACTTGCGGTTATCTCGGGGACTAATTTGAACGGTTAGGTTCTAATTTTTTGCCTTTACGAAACAGCCGCAAGAATGTTTCGAGAGCAAATATAAAACGACTTTTTTAATTACAAAAACAATTCGTAAATTTACGGCGCTCAAATGACAAATTATTTTTAGGCGTGAATGTTTGCCGCCTTTTTAAGTGCAAACGTAAACTCTTAAACCTAAAAACAAAATGTCAATTTCTCGCATTTTATCCGAATGCCCGAATGTGCAAATGAGCCTTTCGGAGCTTTTTATCGAAGTAGGTCAGCGCGAACAGTTGCCCTTTCTCGAATTTCTTAATTCCCCTGAAAACGTAAAATTAATTCGTCAAGAGGTTTCACCGGGACGCGGTAAGCTAAAGACGGTTGAGGCTCGTTGGATTCAGCGATTACCCGAAACGGAAGTAGAAGAAGGTGGTAATATCCTTACTTGTACGGCTACTAACAATTACGGTGATAGCACCACTACGTACACGCTTGAAACGACCGACACGTACATTGCTGAACAATTGATTGAGGCTGATGCTATCGCCCGTCATTGTCAAGAAAACAGCCGTTACGTTCTCGAGTCTATCATGCGTTTAATGGACGTAATGGATAGAAAAGTAGCAAGTGCCGCCGCTACTCAAGCCGTTGCCGCTATCGGCAAATGGGGTACTGAAGTTAGCGGTTACTACACCGTTAGCGGTGATTGTTTACGCGTTGCTACACGTCAAACAGGCGGTCAAGCATTGAACGAGTTTGCTTTGGCAGATATTCTACAAGCTACACGCATGGCTAACTATCCGGGCGCGCCTGTGGTATTTGGTGGCGCTGAGATGCAGCGTTATGCTAATGCGGTGCAGGCTGGTTGCTGCACTCAGTTCGGCATCGACTTGTTAGCGATTTCGCAGCAAAACGGTTTCGGCTTCGCTTACGACGCACGTTTGGCAGCCGCACAAGGTTCACAGCTAAAGAACTTAGCTACGACTGCGGGCGCGATGCAATGGTTATCGTTCAATATGGCAGAATGGAACGCGGGTATTACTCCAGTAGCGGGTAGCAATTACAGCAAAACAATTGCCTTCACCCCTGCTGGATTGCCAGTTGATTTAACCATGAAGGACGATTGCGGTAATTTGTCAATCGTATTAACTCACACAGGCAAATTAGTAACATTGCCTGACGATATTTACGAAGCTGGCGACAAATACGCAGGCGTAAATTACGTAAACTGTATTGAGATTGTAAACCCGTCATAGCGTCGGTAGGTTTATTATCGCAAGCCGATGAAGACCTATTGACGCAAAATGGATTAGATAATCTTGTAACAGAATGAGAGGGGTTTATTACCCCTCTTTTTTTTTATCTTTGTCCTATGTGCTACGAATCACTTTTGGGCTTACGCGATTGCAACGTCGCAGAACCTACGACGGGCTTATATATCGACGAACTCGGTATAAATAACACCTTTTTAGGACAGCTAATAACCGACCAATATGATAACGGGGTTGAACTATTCGAGGATAAACGCGCCTTTGCATGGAAGAAACTTAGCAGCGACGTTCTAACGCGGCTTAGCCCAATGATGAAAGCCGATACTATTATCGAATCGAAAAGGGTAGGTCAAGTTGTTACCGATTACGCTAACATTCAAACCGCGTTAGGCGCTGGTAATTACGGCGGCATTCGTGTAAAGATAAGCCCGAACACGTTAAGCTATCTAAACCTATTTATAAGCGATTTAACGCTCGCAATTGACTCGAGTAATACCAACGTACCGATATTGGTTTTCGATATGACTACGCTTCAGCTAATTGATACAATAACGTATACGGCGGGCGGCATCGAGTATTATATCGGTAAGGAGTTCGCAGCAAAGCGCCGCAAGTTGGATTTAGCTTTTGTTTATGAATCGACTATGAACACGGTTAAATTCATTCCAAAAAAGGGCAGTTGCTATGATTGCGGCGGCGCGGTTCGTGAGGCGCATATTTGCCCGTTTGTCGATGCAATAGGCATTAACCTAACAACCGACGGCGTAAGCGTGTTAAGTAGTTCAAACAATAAGTACACAACGGGAATGAGTTTAAATTACTCGGTAAGCTGCGACCGTCGCGGCTGGTTGTGTTCAATAGGTAATCAAATGAGTTTAGCTTTGGCATACGCTACGGCTGTGGAAATATATAACTACGCGCTAACGGTTAGTCCTAACCAACGGGCGAACACTACGGTATTTGTAAATAAAGGTAACAAACCATTTGCAACGGCGGCTGCCTTTGAGGGTATCGTAGCGGCTCGCGATATTGCAGCCGACCAATACAATAATGAGTTAACGGCAATGCTTCAAAATATGCGATTACCTGACGATAACCATTGCTTCGATTGCCGTAAAAACATTAAATACGTTACGGCGCTGCCATGAGTCCACAGGAGGTCGATAAAAGGCTTAAAGCGATTTATAACGAATGGCTATCAGACTTTACGCCGCTTTATGAAGCACTTGAAGAATTAAAAAGGTTAATGCGTATTCGAATCTTTGAAGCCTCGGGCGGTTACTTAAATACGGCGGGTCAAAAGATACCATTACCCGCAAGGCGTGGCGGTAATTATGAAACACCTTATTCGCCCGGCTACACATCCAAAAAAAAGATAAGAAACAACCCTTTAGAGTTAACGGGTTTTTTACGTCGTAATTTTTCAACCGAGCCTATACTCGAGCAAGGTTTAACCGCCGCTTTAATGTTAGAGGAACGCGAATATTTAAAGGCTCAGGGCTTACAATTCGGTAAAGAGGTAAACCCGCGTTACGATTCTTTCAGAGGTTATGGTATTATATTCGAACCAACGGAAGAAGAAGAACAAGCGTTTTTGCGTAAACATGAGGAATTAATAATCGAGCAAATCAATAAACAACTGGGAGCATGATTTTAAAAACCATTATAGACCGTTTAAACCAACGAGTAGAAGTAAGTAATATATTCGACCGCATTTACGGTTTATGTGAGCTTACAGGCGACAAAGGTTGGATTTACTACATAGGCGACGGGCAAGCGCTACCCGTTACCGATTACGACGCTAAAGTAGGTACGCTATTTTGGGCGAAGCGCGGCAAAGTAAATATTTCAAAAGTTGAAAACTTAAGGGTAAGCGGGTGCAAGCAAATGTATTCGACGAAATTTAATCTTTCAGCTTATGCCGTAGTTAGAAAAAACAATTTACCATGCGATAGCCAGGATGCGGGCGACTGGGTAGCCTCTCGAGTTTTTAAGTTGGTAAGCGGGCGCGATTATGGTTTTAAAGATATTATCGACGTTGTAAGCTACGAAGTAATCCCAAACGGCTACACGGTAGGCGATAAATCTTTACCGCCTAATTTCGAATTTGCAACGGTTGTAATCGATGTTGAGGTTGAAATAGTAAGCGGCTCAGAGGATACTTGTTATGATATTTGCGACACGGGCGACCTACCATTGCCGCCCGACTTTTTGCCGTGTAACCCTTGCTTAACCGAGGTTGCGGTTGACGGCATTACAATAATCGGAAATGGTACACCCGCCGACCCGTTAATCGCAATTGGTGGCGGTGGGGGCGGTAGCTTAACCGTGCGCGATGAAGGTACGGTTGTGGCTTCAGGGGTTGTAAATATGAACTTTCGCGGCGGTGCTGTGAATGCAAATAGCAGTACACCCGGCTCTGTTAATATCGATGTTCAAGAAGTGCAATTGACGGAAGGAACTGGCATTGATATAACTGGTACTTATCCAAGTTTCACAATTGCCAATACGCTGCCCGACCAGACGGTAGTGCTTACTGAAGGTGCTGGAATTGATATAACTGGAACGTATCCAAACTTCACAATTGCTGCAACAGGCGGAACGGGAACGGTTACATCGGTTGCAGCAACAGTACCAAACCCGACAAACCCTGCATTTAGCGTTAACGTTGCTAACCCAACTAATACGCCAAGCGTTAACATAACTGCCAACGGAGTAGTGAGCCAGTACGTGCGTGGAGATGGCTCTTTAGCTAACTTCCCTTTGGGCGGTGGCGGTGGCGCATCGGTTAACTATTACCTCAACGGGTCAATAAGTCAGGGCACGATTGGAGGCAATGATTACTTTCAAATGAGCCGCACTCCAGTGCTTGGACCGGGCACGAACTTCACACGCACAAACGCGCAGGGCAATGGCTACATCGCGCAATTTATAACCGATGCAGGCGACCCAAACCTTTTGGCAATCCCTTCAGGCAATTGGAACTTCGAGACCTACTTCAATGCTTCGAGTAGCGGTGGTAACCCGAGCTTTTACATGGAGCTTTACAAGTACGATGGCGCAACCTTTACGCTAATTTCAACAGGGTCTACAAATCCCGAAGCGATTACAGGCGGCACGGTAGTCGATTTGTATGTAAGTGCGCTTGCAGTACCTTCGATAGTATTGGCTGCAACTGATAGGCTCGCAGTACGCATTTTCGTAACTACATCGGGGCGAAACATTACGCTGCACACTGAGGACAACAACCTTTGCCAAGTACTCACAACTTTCACCACAGGGCTTAACGCATTGAATGGCTTGACCGCGCAAGTGCAAAACTTCGCAACGGGTACAAGCGGCACGGACTTCGGCATAAGCTCGGCAAGCAGCACGCACACTTTCAATCTACCAACTGCCAGCGCAAGCAACAGAGGTGCATTAAGCACAGCGGATTGGAGTACATTCAACGGCAAGTTTGACACACCAAGCGGCACGACAGCGCAGTATGTGAGAGGCGATGGTTCGCTTGCAACCTTTCCAACTGTGCCGCTGATTTATAAAGACCTCAACAATCAAACGGCGGTAACGGGCGTAACAACTAACACAAAAGTTGTGAGTGTGCTAATTCCTGCCAATACTATAACGGTTGGAGCGATTATTAACTTTAAATGCCGTTTAGGAAAGACTGGCGGTAGTGGATTTATGGTGTTGAGAATCTATGCCAACACTGCCGATTCGATTGTAACTCCTGCACCTACCTTATTGATATCATCATCGACAAATAACATCAATCAAACCTATCAAGCTATTGACAGAAATGCGATTGTGAAAAGTGCAACGGTAACGCAAACACTTCAGTCGATTGTTACATCAATTCAGAATGATGCGGCAGTAGCTCAAGCATCACTAACCAATTCGAATATTGATTGGACGGTTAACCAGTATCTCATTTTCGCAATTCAGAACGGCGCGGCTGGCGATTCGACTGTGCTATCATACTATGAAATTCAAATAAAATGACAAACGTAAACATCACATCGACAAATATCGAATTTACCTCAACGGGCTTGCCGTGGCTTAATCTAATCGAGCCGCGCTGGGAGGCTGTGGATGAAACATCCTTTCACGTAATAACTGAGCAGGGCGTGTACTGCATCACAGTAACAGAACACAAACTAAATGCGCAAAAGTTTAAGAGTTCTGAAGATGCGTTAACGTATCTGAATAATTTGTAAATTTACCCAACTAAAAACTACCCTTATGGCAGGCGTTAAAGTAACCGATTTAACCCCGTTAGGAACGGCAGACCCAACGGATATCATGTAC